GGGGGTTCAGCTTACGGCAGCAGGTTTTGGAAATAAAAATAAGCTGTAAAACACACAAATTCTGCCCGGAATCATTGTGTAATATATAGTGCGGAATTGACTTGCTATTATCCTCTTTTAGAGCGAATATGTGTACACCGAAAGGGAAAACACACAGCCGCGAGGCAGAAAAAACGGAGGATTTCAGAATGAATGAGAAAACAGTAAGGCAGATCGCAGAGATGAAAACACAGACGATCGGGGTCGAGGTGGAGATGAACAATATCACCCGGCAGAAGGCCGCGAAGGTTGCGGCTACCTACTTTGGCACAGGCAGATATGAGAACACTGCCGGCCGCAACGGATACAGCACCTGGAGCGCATGGGACGGCCAGGGACGCGAATGGAAATTCCAGAAGGACGTTTCCATTGCGGGGCCGGACGAGCAGAAATGCGAACTGGTTACCCCTATCCTGACCTACAGCGACATCGAGACCTTGCAGGAGCTTTGCAGGCAGCTCAGACACGCCGGAGCGAAAAGCGACGCCAGCCGGGGCTGCGGAGTCCACATCCACATCGGGGCGCAGGGGCATACGCCTCAGAGCCTTCGCAACCTCGCCAACATCATGGCGAGCCACGAAAGCCTGATCGCCGAGGCGCTGAAGCTCGACCGGGGCCGCATGAGCCGCTATTGCCGCACGGTAGACCCACGGTTTTTGGAGCAGGTTAACCGCAGGAAGCCCCGCACGATGTCACAGCTTGCGGACATTTGGTACACCAGCAACGGCGCAAGCTGCGGCAGGAGCCACCACTACAACGACAGCCGCTACCATATGCTCAACCTCCATGCCACCTTTACCAAGGGGACGGTCGAATTCCGGCTTTTCCAATTCGATGAGCCGACCGCAGAGCGCAGGGGCGGCATCCACGCAGGGCAGCTTAAGAGCTACATCCAGCTTTGCCTGGCCTTAAGCCAGATGGCAAAGGATGTGCGGACGGCAAGCCCTAAG